TGTTCCCTGCCAGGTTCCAGTGCCAATTGTCCCAACGCTGGTCAAGGAAGAGGCCGTAACACCAGATCCAAGAGTATTGTTTGAAAGAACGTCTGTTCCATTGACCTTGTATGTCTTCCCCGTAGATACATCAAAGTTCTCGGAGGATGTCCAAGCCGCAGTCGCATTGACCCAGTTGAGGGTTTTATCAGTTGCGCCCTTAATCGTGATGCCGCCACCATCAGCAGTAGTGTTTGTGGGAGCCGCAACATCGGCAAGGATGACGTTCTTGTCCTCAACAACTAGGTTGGTGGTGTTGATGTTGGTCGTCGTGCCATTGATGGTGAGGTTTCCGCTGACCGTTAAGTCCCCACCTACTGTTGCGTTGGCCGTGACCGCTAACCCAGTGCCAGAAGCTTTTGTGGCGGAGATTGTATCGGTAACGCCAAGGGTGCTCGAAAGAGTGGTTGCCCCAGTAACTCCAAGGGTAGCCGAAAGGTTTGTAGCTCCCGTAACACCAAGTGTTCCAGTAACAGAAGTATTTCCAGTAAGAGCCGTTGTCCCAGTAACACCTAAGTTGCCACCAATATTGACGTTTTTCTCTACTCCGACGCCTCCCTCAACCACAAGAGCACCAGTATCTTTACTGGTAGATTGAGTTGTTGCCGAGAGAGTTTGAGCCCCAGTAATCGAGAGGTTGCTGACGGTAGCTGTGCCGAGATAGAGGTTTCTCCAGGTCTTAGCGCTTGAGCCTAAATCATAAGTATTGTCGGCATTGGGGAGAATGTGAGAATTGACATCCGCCCCAAAGACAACGTTGTCGGTATTAGCATCGCCAAAGGTAATGGTTCCACCATTAGCCGTCAGAAGACCGTTAATTACAGCGGCTCCAAGTACGGTCAAAGACCCCAGAGTTGCACTTCCAGCTACCTCTAGTGTGCCAGTAGATTTTACGCTAGTAGTAGAGATCTGAAGAGCTGAAGACGTACCGTCACCGTCCTCCACAGTAACTAAAGCAGAACTAAAGCCGTCCGAGCTCGACGTTTTAATCAGCTCGGTGTACGAACTAGCTACTGATCTGCCTGTTAAACTGCTCATAGATTAATAAGTCCCCGTAAGTTCATAGTATTCTTCAACCTTTTCCCATTTAGACAACTCCCCTTCCCAACCAGAAGCACATGGGGTTGTCCCAAGGATCCCAAAATCCCAGGTGTAAGTACTGATCTCAGACCATTCGTAGCTACTGGATCTGTTCCAGTAAATACGACTATATGTGACGTCAAAGGCAAAATCGGTGTCACAGAATTGAACAGCATATGCTTCGGTAGGGGAACATGTTGTTGCAAAAATGGCCATTAGAGTAAGGAACTCACATCCCCAAGGGCAAATGCGGGAGCTTGGACTCGTAGTTGGTTTCTGGCTCCCCCTCGTGCTTCGGATAACTCCTTCTTAAGAATTATCTCAGACCTATTGGCATGAAAGTCAGACACGTTCGGATCTTGGGAGAGAAGCGACAAAACCATTTCTTTCAAAGCTGGGTAGTTCCGAATGTCCATAGCAGATGTATCTAGGTTTTTGCGAAGCCATCGTTTTTTAATTAAGATATTAAAGCAGTCGTCTGGGTAAGAATTTCGGACAAAATAACGTCGTTTCCACGCTCCAGCGGAAAACACTTCTCCTCGGTCTATGAAAACATTTGAGCCAGTCTTTTCTGCCGTGTTGTATCCAGTTCCGTTTTCGTGGTAATCGAAGTTGCGATCAAATACGTTTACGGGTGTATCCCCAATAGAAACTGCAAGAACCGAGCCAACCGCGTTAGGGAGAAGAACTTCTTGCGTGGAATCAACTGTGATTTTGTAATGCTCAATAGTTCCAAACCATTTCCCTTTTGAAAAGAGTGTTTCCTCTGCCGTATTGAGAAGGTTGCTTAACTCCGTTTCAGACATTTTAAGGCCATTGGGTAAATCAAACGCCAGCCTAGCCTTCATATTGCCCAGAGTTCCTGGAGTATAGGTAGTTAAGGCCGTGGAGTATTGAGCGTGGCGCTTGCTTTCCATTTCGGTAACGAGATCTTCTTCAAGATTCTTTACCGCTTCGGCTTCATATTTGGAGGCTGCTTCGAGGTCGGTGCTCAGTAGGCTTAGCACAGCAAGCCTGACGACTTGGTAATTAGTAATAGCTAAGGTTGTCGAGTCCGTACTGGTATAGGTAAACGAAGGAAGCGTGAGACCATCTTTGACACCGTATCGGCCAGCAGACAGCAACAACCTTTTCTTGTCGAGCAACAGGTCAATAGCTCGGTTGATTACGTCCACAAGTTTCCCATCTTCCAGCCGAAGACCATCGGAAAGATCAAGAGCTAGCTTGGATCTGAAGTACCCAAGCGTGCCGTAGGCTGAATTTACTCTTTTTGTTTGGTAGTTGATTCTCCTAGCCGCCTCAATCGCACGATCCGTTTTAACAGTAAGTCTTTCGATAGCCTTATTCTCTAAGGCTTGAGCGAGGTCGAGTTGGTTATTCTCCTCCCGATAAAGAGCTAGGATCATTAGTTTAAGAGCATCCAAGTCATCGATAACCAGCAAATCAGTATCAGCTACGGCGGCCACATAGTTCAACTTGCCCGTAACCTCAACACGTTCAGGAGCGTTACCCTCTATTGAGTACGTTCTAAAATCTGAAGAGGACGAGATAAAATTAAGCGAAAGGATGTCGCCACTATCCGCAAGAAACGCTTGAACGCTGTTGGTCAGAAAACCAGAAGCGGCAGTAGTTGAAGACACTTTGATGGCGCTTTCTAGACCAAATCCGCTGATCGTTGAGATATTCCCAGAAGCCGCTGGGAGGACGAATTGACCGCCACTCACTGTTACTGAGTATCTGGCCAGAACACCAAGCCACGCACGCATACTGTGTAAACGTCGCTGAGCCTCATTAATACGTGCTGTTACACGAGTGTCTGTGGAGCAAACCCCATTGTCCACATAAGGCGATAAAGCAGCCTTTGCTTCGATTAGGGTGACTGGCATTAGGAGACCTTAAAGACTTTTACTCTGAAGGTTTGCGATCCGGGATCTACGGTTGTGAAGTAGTTACACCTTACGACAACGGTGTTAGCCGAAGAAACATAGCCATCGAAAATACACCCGCTAGTAGGGCTAGAGGAGAGACCAATAAGTACAGGGTCGCCCACACTGGCTCCCGCAACAGATAACGAAGTCGTGGAAGTATTGCCAGCAGTTGAGGACCCGAAATTAAAAGTCACGGAACCCTCAAGAATTACATTTTGCGTTGGTGTAGAAAGATACTGAGCATACAAATCAAGAAGTTGTTGAGGTGTTCCGTAGCATGTCTGAGGTGGGAGTGAACCAGAGATTAAGGCCATATCAGTATTTTATAACCCATTTTAAAAACACAAGAGGGGGTAGGTTTGGATGGCTGGCAGAAGTAAGGTCAGAGGTAGCATTGTTGGTAAAAGTATAGTTCCAAGTCAGGGTTAACTGACTACCCAGAGTAGAACCCGATGGCCAACGGCCAGATGTGCTACCATCCCCACCATTACACTTATTGCCCTGCTCGTAATCTCCACCCCAGCTAGTTGACAAGCTATGTGTGTGAGTGTGGGGCTGAAGACCAACTTCTTGCCCAGACAACGTGTAAGCTTCTTGGCCACCCGTAGAACCAATGACCAAGGGGTTTACATTCCCAGGTCTTGAGTTGACTAGACGAAGCGAACTCCCCACACCGCCCATAGTTTCGACGCCAGCAATAGATCTCCCGCGCATATCTGGGAGATTAAAGGTAGTCCGGCCATCCCCTGACCCGTAATAGGTTCCTAATACTGAGAAAAGATCAGCGTAAAGTGACCTGCTGACAGCTTGGCCGTCGCAAGACAGCCAGCCATCGGGGATTGTGCTCCCAGGAAACACGTAAATTGAACCTGGGAAATAGAAACTAACTGTACCAGTTGAAGTAATGCCAGATCCCGAGGTTTTAATATTATTGCCAGCTTGAACTTTTGAAATTGTACCAGCTCCAGAGAAGTTGTTTAGGGTGGAAAGCCTAACTTTCTTTGAAACACCACTAGTTGAAATAGGAAACACAGTGTCGCCAGTTCCGCTTACGATCTCGGGTAAATAAGATATTCTCATATTTTGATAATCCAGTTTAGTAGGAGAAAAGGTGGCACATTCGGGTGAGCCGAAGCTGAAGACCCAGCCGACAGATCAGAGGATGTTTGAATTGTCAGAGGCAACGAAGTACACACTTCCCCAGACGTTGTATTGAAATTACTTCTAGGAGATCCAGTAGAATGATTTGTGTTGTTCCCAGTTCGATTTCTGTCAGTTGGGACAGAGAAAGATCCGCTAATAGAATGGGTATGACTTAGAAGTGGGGCTTGGCTTACCGTTAATGTGTGTTGAATAGCTCCAGCCGTAGATCCCAATGTAGTTGCGTTACTTAAAGTAATCCTACCAGACGAACCAACGCCAGCTCCCATATCTTCCATTCCGAATACGGATCTGCCAGATACATTTGGCAGATTAAAGGTACTCCCAGACCCACCATATGTGTAACCAATACGATTAAACAGATCGGGATAACTTGCGGTTGCTAGGCTACGTCCATTACATATTAACCAGCCACTTGGGTCTGAAGAACCAGCGTAAAGAGACATTAGGCCTGGGCATGAAAACGAAATAGATCCAGAGACGGTGATTGGGTTTGGACTGCAAACAAGACCAGAACCAGAAGAGACTTCCCGAACTGTCCCTTGGTTGATGTATTGTTTTATCTGTAGAATAGAGATTTGTTTGCTTACCCCGTTGTTAATGCACGGAATAACCGAATCTTCCGTTGGGAGGTTAGTTAAAGTTAGGTCGGTTATTTTGAAATTGGCCATATTTACACCTTAATGAGGTAGCTCATCATAATCACGGGTGGCATATTGCTGTGCGAAAGAGATGCGTTAATACCCGCTAGATTTGATGTGGTTGCGGTAGACGATATTGTCTTCTGGCTGCCAGAAGCAACCTCGCCAAGATTGGCGTTATCGGAATAGTTTTCAGGAGGTGAACAATCGGGGTCGTCCCAATTTTGAGTATCGTATCGGTTACCACAAACTGACATAGAACCAGAAGCAGTATGAGTGTGGCTCTTTGCTGGTGTTTGCTGGAAGGTTATAAGATGGTTCTCTCTCCCACCAGAGGATCCTAAACTGTAAAAGTTGCCAGAATCAAAGCTGGCTCCGTTAAGTGGACTTGAGTCACTTAAGGTCTGGGCTCGGCCAAAAGGAATGCGGCCACGAAGATCTGGGACGTTGAATGTAGAACTCCCATCTCCAACTCCGTACGTTGTGCCTACTACGGAGAACAAAGAAGCATAGGTGCTTCGAGATATTGCCTGACCGTTGCAGAACAGCCACCCAGAGGGAACCGTGGAATCAACACCAGAATACGGAACAATCATTCCTGGGAGGCTAAAAGAAACTGTGAGTTGCTGTGTTGGGCTGCCTTGAGTAGCTATTGAAATATTCGTCCCTGCGGACACAGAGGTGACAGTGCCACCAGTTACAATATTGATAACGTTCGAAAGAAACGTCTTTCGGGTTATCCCGCTTACTAGAATTGGGACAAGCGAACTCTGTGATGGATTGGTGTCCTCGGTTAGGTTGCTGATTAGCGTCGGCATTAGTTCAGCTCCAGAAATTCGCCATCAACCAACTGAAAACCCGACTCGCTTGGGTTTTCTACGACAAACTCAACACCAGTATCATCGGTAAGATAATCCCGAACCTCGACGACTCCAGAGACAATGTTGGAAAACACCCCCTGCTCGCACCCACACTCGAGTACTTCACAAGAATCGCTCATGGGCAACCTCCACTAATTTTCTCGATAAGCCGAGAAGCTACAAACATAACCTTTGAGAGAGCAAACTGCCCCTCCCACTCAAAACGAAACTGAAAAGTATGTCCTAGTTTAGCCAGAGTATTACTTGATGTGACACATTCGTTTGGCGGAGAAGGTAAACGTATTTGGGAACGATACTGTTCCTTTACGTTTGCGGGTTGGTAAGCGCCACAAGTGGATGGAGCTGGGATAGCAATTGGGCTCTCTACAGCACTTGAAAAGACAATTGTAAAGTCGTTACCACTCCTCGTAACACTTGATACAGGCATGCCAGCGCTTGTCATTGCGGATTGGAGGGTACCCGCAGTCGTAGTAGACCACGTTTGGAGCGAGGTATTTAGTTCAGCAAAAGAGGATCTTGTGTTACCTAGGCGAACGTAGAATTGATCGGAGGGGTCTGTAAAAGATATTTTCCAGGTTGTCGCAAGCTCTTGAGTCTTCCCCGACAATTGAGTTGTGCTCGACCCAGCCACAGCAATTGTCGAGGCAATCCCTGTAATGCAGGTTTCAACCTCTGCGCAGGTATTGAACGTATGCCAGTTAAACCAGCACGGGTTCTCGTCTGGCCGCCAATAAGCGTTAACCATAGTCTCACCAGATAGTTCGGAGATCCAAAGATCGCCTCTCTCAAGCTTCTTTAAATTAAAGGGTGTTTTAAAATCAAAGGATCTTGTTTCAATCGCACATCGAATTTTTCGGCTGGAAACCCCAAGCGGAAAGTCAAAGAGAGCCCAAGGATAGTTCTCCCAAAGAAGATTGCTGTTCGACTCTGTGTCGTAAGCAAAAACAAAGCACCTAGGAAGTCTGCGGGTAACTCCAGTAACAAGTTGAAGGGCGTCGACACCAGTCCATACGCCGTCGAATACGGCTGCTCGCTTGTCGGCAAACGTGCCCATCGAGTTAAAATCTAGAACTCCAATGCCCTGGTGAGAAATAGGTCGGAGTCGAATCGGTTCGCTTTCAATATTATCATAGTTCTCTCTTGGGCTAACCGTGAAAAGAAGGCGGTTATCGAAATAGACAGCGGACGTGTCGCCCAAAAGGCTTTCGGTATCAAAATCCATTACTGCGTCCATTTCAGTAGAAACTGGCGTCATATTGTATCCATCCACCTGAGCACGCGCATGTCGATAAGTTCGGAGACCATCTAAACTTCGGAAAAAAAGGTCGTTGTTAATCGTCACAAGCGAACGATCGGAAACAAGCCCGATATTGTCGAGGGTCACACGTTGAAACCCAGAAAGTGTTTTCCAAGTATCTCTTGGATTGGCTACGGCAAATGAGACTGCGCCCTTTTCCCCAAACACAAGTAAGTCCCCCTGCCCCGTGGAGGTATCTGCAATAGGCTGGAAAATCATTCCTCGTATAGAACCCATCTGGGATGGTATTTGGAAATTTCCCCCTTCGTTCAGATAAGCGGTTTCAGTAAACCTTAAAAGGTCGGTTTCTGATCCGCTATTTGCCGCTGACAAATACCCGCCTACACCAGCACTGAATATACCGACTGGAATAGTAAATTGAGTTGGCCCAACATACGTTATCCGCCATGTCCCATTAATGTCTGGCGTAGAGCTGTGGGCTGAAATAGTGATCACATCCCCAGAGGACAAACCGTGGTTACCACTAGTTGTAACAGTAGTAGTTGCGTTAACCGAAGAGGAAATAATTCCGACCTGATTGGTGGATCCGCCATACACTATGTCCCCAGCGGTAAAACTATCTTTGTTGGGGTTTACAACAAACAAACGACCTTGGCCGTAAGCCATAAACGTACCAATTGGGACAGAAGAAATTGCTCCAATTGTATTCGAAGTTCCAATTCCAACTTGATATAAAACCTCACCATCAAAAACAAGTGGGCTATCAACACCATTCTGGATAATCAGAAATTTCTCGGCTTGGCAAAAATAGGCCTTACGAGTTGCATCCCAACGAAATGTTCCAGAGCTGTCTATACCCGTATACCCAGAAACTGGGAGTCTGGCTACATAGCCTTCGACTGGACGGATACGAAAAACGTATCCGCCAGAGCAAGAGATTAAACAAGATTTTGTCGGATCTGTCTTGTTGACGTAAAAGAAGGCGCCTTGAAAGAAATTACCAGTCTTCGTATTCGTTGCATCTCGACCAGTAGTGTATAAAGCCAAGCTTCCAGAATAGTCGGGGTCGTCAGTCAAAAAGATTTGTTGGAAGCCAGGTCTTGTCTTAGCCCGACCCCCTCGAAAAGTAATATTAATCCCTAGGCGTACGGAGTTTGGGTCGGAGATTTGAGGAGCCAAAGATGAGTCCATCCCGCGTGTCCAATTATACTGCCCATCATAGAGAGTAAGATCTGGGGAATCGGCCATATTTCAAGATTACCCTCTCTTTGAAATCCGCAAGACGTCCCAATTATCTCTCCAAGAAGAGTTCGGGGAGAAATAAATAGATTTAGTTTTTGGAAGCTTGTTACTGGGGACAGCGAAGACAGCGTCTTGCGGAATATGGTAAAACACAAACGCGTCGCATACGTTTGCTTTATATCTCATCTTTTCTTTGTTGATCTTTAGGTATGCCCCATACCCGTAGCCTGCTCCACGGACAGCTAAGAACTTTAGCTTATTGCGGGCATTTGAATCCGATGCGCCCATCGTGCTTTTAACCTGAACTCGGCACAGCTTCCCTTTCCAGTCAGTAATTAGATCGTACCCATCGTCGATTATGGGAGTACTGACAAGAAAGCCTTGTTCGAGAAGCTTTGCGGCTACCTTCTGAACGCCGATTGCCCCAATCCGAAGGCTCATAGCCAC